AGAACTTGTAACTGCACTTAAAGATCAAAACTTTAGTTCGATGCGTAAGTGGGTCGCCGATTTTGGTGGTGACGATCCTGCAAAGATTTATCGTAAAATCTACGATAGTTTGTATGATGTGATGGATAAGTCTACGATTCCAAATGCAGTTATACTTCTCGCTCGTTACCAATATCAATCTGCATTTGTCGCAGATCAGGAACTGAACCTTACTGCATGTCTTACAGAGATGATGGTAGAGTGTAAGTTCAATGGCTGACCTGTTTAAAGAAATACTTCCGTCTATCCTACAGACCAAAGAATATGCCTTGCTGACTGATCAAGACGAGAAGTCTTATTCATCTTTCATGGTAAACAGAGCACTTTCCTACCATCGTGATACAGTTCTTTATGCGAACGAAATGAATCGATATACAGCTCTCGACAATAAACTCAAATATGACTTTCTTATAAATATTGTAAGAGCCTCTAAAAGACCATACTCTAAATGGTACAAAAAGGCTCAAAACAGTGATTTGAGTGCTGTAAAAGAATACTATGGATATTCAGACGCGAAAGCGGCTGAGGCATTAAAAATTCTAACTGACGATCAAATCACCGAAATAAAAAAACAAGTATATAAGGGTGATTGAAATGATCGATAAATTAATTGAAGTAACTCTCGCCAAACAGGACGACTTTTTAAAAGTTCGTGAGACACTTACTCGCATTGGTGTAGCAGCAAAGAAAGATAACATGCTCTATCAGTCTTGTCATATCCTTCATAAACAAGGTAAATATTACATTGTTCACTTTAAAGAACTCTTCGAACTGGACGGTAAACCATCCAATATCTCTGAGAACGATATACAGAGACGTAATACTATCGCAAATTTAATGGCTGAGTGGGGTCTTGTGAAACTCGTAGATCCATCCAAAACTAAAGAAAATGTTGCGCCGTTATCGCAAATTAAAATTCTTCCATATAAAGAAAAAGATAATTGGCAACTGATAAGCAAATATACAATTGGGAAGAAAAAGAAAGAAATTAATTCATAAATTATGATCGTATTAAATATTTACAAAATTCGTGATGAGTTTGAGCTGCCGACTTATGGCACATCTCTGTCAAACTGTTTTGATCTTTCTTTTCAACCCTCTACTGAAACAATAAAAGGTTATGATAGATACAATAATCCAATTTCTCAGTATGTGAATTCTCGTGGAATAATCTCAATCTACCCAGGAGATCGTTTATTAATTCCAACTGGATTAATCTGTAAAATAGAGCAATTACTTACAGTTGAAACATTCGCGGATATTCCGAAAGAGGCTACACCATTAGGTAATTTTAGTATTCGGTTGCACTCAAGATCTGGTTTATCGCTCAAGCAAGGAATAGTTCTTGCGAACAGCGAGGGGATCGTTGATGTTGATTATCAAGAGGAAATCTATGTATTACTCACAAATATTTCTGAGGTTGGGCAGATAATCACGAAGGGCGATCGTATTGCTCAGGCTGAAGTTGTTTCTAACATACCTAATGTAAAATTTATAACTCTCAGCGCTCGCCCAGAAAAACACTCAGAACGATCTAGTGGATTTGGCTCAACAGGAATCTGTTGACTAAATAAAGGTGGATGCTCATTTGAGGTCCACGATGTTAAACTTGCTTACAAAAGGAGTAAAACAATGACAAACATCACAACGCTTACATCAAGTCTTTTAAATCATGATCGTTTTTTACCGTCGGCGCTTGGTTTCGACCATGTGTTTGCAACGCTAGATAACGCTGCGCATCTTCTTACATCTACTTCATCTTCTTTTCCACCTGTAAATATCATCAAGACTAGTGAATATACATTTAATGTGGAACTGGCTGTTGCAGGATATAAGAAGGGCGAAATTGAAATCACTGCTGAAAAGAACTCACTTAAAGTTACAGGCAAGAAGTCTGAAAAAGACGAACGAGAATATCTCGCAAAAGGTATCGCTGGTCGTTCTTTCAGCAGACAATTTGTTTTGTCTGACACTGTAGTAGTTCGCGATGCTGACCTAGCCGATGGCATTCTCTCAATCTCATTAGAGAATGTTATTCCTGATGAACAGAAACCTCGCAAGATTGGAATTAAATAATATATTTTATGATTCGTAATGATTTAACTTGGGATGAATTGTTTATCTTGCAGGCTAATCTGATCGCTCAGAAAAGTAAAGACCCATCGACAAAGGTTGGTTGTGTAATTGTTGGTGATGATAATGCCATCTTGTCGATGGGTTTTAATGGCTTCCCTCGTGGTATTGATGAACATCTCTCAGAGAGATGGAAGAGACCAGAAAAATATTTTTGGGTTGAACACGCAGAACGTAATGCAATCTATAACGCAGCGCGCAATGGTATCAATTTAAACGGTGCTCGTGCATATTTAAATTGGGAACCAAAACCATGCGCCGATTGTGCTCGTGCATTTATTCAAGTTGGCATTAAAGAAATTATTGGACCGAATCGCGTGTTTTCTGGCAAAGGCGCTGGAAAACATTATAGCATAGATCATTCTGAACAAATGCTATACGAAGCAGGAGTTGCAACTCGTTACATAAAATTTGATATGGAGTTTGATCCAGAATGAAACAGGAATTGTGTTACTGGGCAAACTATACAACTCCGACTATTTGTGATAAAATTACTTCGCTCGCAATGAATCTAGAAGAACAAACACCAACTTTAGGATTTAATTCAGGCGATCAAAATGATTCTATAAGAAGAAGTAGAGTGCGTTGGGTAGATCATAATGTAAATCCAGAATTCGGATTTGTTAATGATTTAATGTGGAAAGGATTGTTACAAGTTAATTTAGATTTCTATAATTTTAATGTTACTAAACTTCCTCCGATGCAATTTACTGAATATGACGAAAGTTATAAAGGTGAATATAAAATGCATCAAGATGTGTTCTGGATCAATCCTGGACCAAATCACAGAAAAATAACATTGATTTTGCAACTTACAGATTCATCAGAATACGAAGGTGGTGATCTAGTGTTTCATTACATTGACAGACATCCATCAGTAGAAGACAACAAAGCAATGAAACAGAAAGGATCGCTCATTGCGTTTCCATCTTTTATTTTTCATCAATTAACGCCAGTGACTAGAGGGACAAGAAGAAGTCTTGTGGCATGGTTTGAGGGTCCGAAATTTCAGTAAACTAGGGTAAGTCTAGGGGTCAACCTAGACCGCCAATAGGACTCCCTGCATCGTTTTACAGAGATTATGTAAGTTATTGATTTCATTAGAGTTTTTTCTCTTTACAATTTCTTCAAAAACGGCGATAATCGCTGTATGAGTATGAAAAACACCGACGCGCAGGTTAAGGCGCAAATCATTAGTAATATCAATAACTTACGCACGGACGCCGAGTTTTACGGTTACGATTACCCGACCGACGCCAATTTAGAGAGCGAATCAGTCGAAAATCTCCGCGAGTTTTTACGCGAACTCAGCGAGTACATTTTAGACGGAATTATAGCGGAAATGGAATTACAGCAGGGTCGCGCAACTCATTAATTTTATTAGAGTTTTTTCTCTTTACAATATCCGCTCATCGCGGTATAATGAATGTATGGTAAATGATAAAACTGTAAAAGTAGGTGACGTCGTCAAGTCTCTTGACTTCGTTGGTAAAAATGACTGCTATCGCATCGGTTTGGTCGTTGCGATTTACAAAGACGGCACGTTCTGCGCCGAAACGGTCAAGCGTGTGTGGCTGAATAAGGTTGATCTTTGCTTCACGCGCGAAGAATTCTACGCTCCGCTTCCTGGCAATCATTTCTTCGATGATCTCGCCGAGCAGAAAAATGTTGAACCTCGCGTGCAGGTGGTCGCCTAATGAAAACTCCATATTACGGAATGTTCACGGACGAAGGCAATGCTGCTGTTCACAATATTGTCACTACAGCACATCTCCTTAATGTTTCTTGGATAGTAGTGTTGCAAATGTTGGAGAAACTCAGCAAGGTCAAAGGTTTCGAGGAAGCCAGTGACACTGCGGTTCGCGAAGAGGTTTCGTTTGTTCTTTATGAGGAAATGCACAATGCGT